TTGGCTTTACATTGGGGACGACAGTGTGTCCCTCAACGAACAAATGATTGAGCAAGGTTATGCTCATCCATATGATGGCGGAACAAAGGACATGAACTTAGAAGCACTTAGAGAAATTAGGAGGGCACATGGTACGCTTGTTGACTAAAATTAAAGATTGGGATAAGGCAATGGCAAATAAAATTCAGGACAAGTTTAACTTGACTGATTATCAGATGCTTTGTCTTGCATTTGGAAAAGGATTTATTATTGGAGCAATTCTATTATGAGAAGAGAAATGTTAGATGCTCTCAAGGCACTTGCTATTGGGAACATTAAAAAAGCAAAGATGAATATTGAAATTTATCTTGTCAATCCAGTTGGCATTGGTGAGCACCCAGATGTGCTTGGTGCAATCCAGGATCAAATTGATGCGATTGCAAAAGAAGAAGAACGTCTGGAAGTTATTAAAAAGTATTTGGAAGATTAACTAGTGGACACATCTGATCTGGATGATTATTCTCTTGGAGATGGAGAATGGTACACAGAAATGACACTTGGTATAGATGAAGTTCGTGCATTATATGAACATTTTTCTTTTGCTTTAGAAACTTGGCCAGGGTCTCCTAGAAGACCCTCACACGAACAGGAATTACTTATGATAATGAAAATGAGATTTTTTGCAATGCTACAGGATTATAATTTTTATAATAATTAAGAACTTATAATGATACCAGAAATCCAGTTAGGTAATATTGATATTGGAGTTAATCAAGTTAGTAATTTGATTATTAACGATACACCTGACTGGTTAAAAACTCCGCCTGCAGCAATGCCAATATACCCACCCGTGACTACACAGGTGGGTGTTCCTATTGTTAATATACCTGGATGTGTTGAGTCTCACAGAGATAGTAGTGAGAATCAAACACTCAAAGAAGAAGATAGAGATGGCGTCCAAGTGTTCTGTGATGCAGGAACACCTAGTTTCAGTCCAATAGATTATGATCCAAACAAGTTAGAGATAACAACAAAGTCTCCACCACCCCCACCTATTAAATCCCCAGAAACTAAAAAACCACCAACTCCTGAAGCACCACCAACTCCTAAGACTGAGGCAGAAGTAGCAAAGTGTCCTACGAGAGAGCAAGAGTTAAAGAATCCTGTAGGAAAAGTATTAGAAAACAATAAAAAGATAGTCAGGTATGAGACAGTAGGTAAAGAATGTCTTCCTGTATTTGAAAATTTAAATATACCAGATCAGATTGTTGCTAACTTGCCATCACCGGGTGCTGTAACTGTTACTGCATCTATCGCTGTGGTGGCAACGACCTCGGCACTGCTTGCAAAACCTCTTGCTGATCTTTTGTTAAAAGTGGTGAAACCTGTGACGAAGAAAGTGGTGAAGAAGATTGCTGCCTTACGGGGTAAGAAACCCCCGGTATTGTCTGCGACTGAGAGGAAGGCGGAACAACGTGATCGGAACCGTGCGATAAAGGTCCTACGTTCGGCACTGAAACCGAAGGGATAGTATGACGATGTTGCTTGACGGTATTAACATTTTGTACTACGACATCGGCACATATTTTAAAATAAGGACTTCTGGGGTGGAAACTAATTCCCGCCTGCATCAACTGACCACAATTTTTCAAACGAGCTATCTCAAAATCTAATCTTTTATTGGCAATCAATTGTTGCTGCATTTGAATTTGAGTATCTGCTGCTGTCTTACAACGTTCTTGCAATCCGCCATCAAGTGGGAAAGAAAGTGTTGCAGACAATCCAATGCTTGTGCTGTAGTTTCTAGTATCACCAGTTCTCACTGGTTTCTGCCAGAGTTCACGGCCTGGATTATCAGGGACACCATCACCCTGCATTTCCATAACAATGATAGTCATGTCTGCACCATCTTCATAGGCACGAACAGTTTCTCCAGCAGTATTCGTATATGTTCTATTATCATAATGTGGTTCCCACGGCCAATTCTTTACTACCTTTTGAGTCTCTACTAACTGACCATTAAAATCTCTATTGTCATATTGAGGTTCCATATAATGTGTCTCAAATGGATGTTTCTCATTACGAGCATGAGTAATAAATGGTGTGATATTAGCAGTCGGTCCTTGACAGGCAATACCCCCACCATATTGGTTAGTAATATATGGACCTTGTAATACCTGAATAGCTTGGTTTGTAACCGAGCCTGAACTATTAGCTATTGGATTTGCTGTTGCACTTACACCCCCTACATCTGCTGCATGAGCAGGGGCAGTTACAACCACAGTCAGTGCAGATAGACATAATGCTTTTACTGGGTAAAGATACTTGTTGTGTCGGTTACGCTGGTAACCTCCGTGGTTCTTTGGATCACAGTTTGATTTGTTACACCCGGACCCATGTAGGTCTGAGTGAACTGAAATGCTGCTCCTGGTTCTTTGATTGTGAAACTCTGTCCATTTAAATCGAGACCAGAGTTGGCACTTGTTACTTGCCCCTCTGTTCCTCCTAATGGATTCACGATCACTGAGTTTGTTGTTGGGTTGGGACTTAGAGATTGTCCCCCGTTGGTCACGTTTGTTCCCGATACTGAATACTGCCATCCTGTTGCATAATCTATAGAGTTAATCGTCTCAGTTACCTTACTGGTCGTCTCGGTGTGGCTCGTCATACTTCCCTGAGTGAAGTTTGGGACCACAGGGACCGCCAGGGCAGCGGCAGGAATAAGACTTGCTGCCACCGCAGACATCACAATATATATGATTGTCTTTCCAGAAGTCATGATTTCTGACCTCCATTTATTTAGTGTAGAATCGTGAGCTCACTGACAAATTGACCAGTAGCATTTGTACCAGCACCACCAGCCGTCAAAGTAATAGCACCAGCAGTACTAAGAGTACCAGCTAGAGAACCAGCAGCTCCTGCAGTTGTAGATGTAATGTTGCCAAAGTTTGCTGCATCACCAACAGTGACTGCACTGGTTGGGATTGCATCTGCCTGTGTATAAGACTGAGAGAAACTAAATGAACTACCAGGATTATCCTGAGTAGCAGCAATTGTGCCTGGAGTATAAATTCCAGAGGTAATTGTGCCAACAGATACTGTATTAGCTGTGGTTCCGTCAGTAGTATCTACACCGCTGCCTGAAATTGAGAAGTTACTGCCAAGTCTTGTGACATTGGTGGCAGCAGCATCAACGGTCAACTGAACACTAGAAGATAATTTATGAGTAAGAGCACCTGCATTTGCTGCTGATGCGGTCATCAATAACATTATGAAAGGTAGAAACCGTTTCATATTTTTTACCAAAAATGGTCTATGGGTATTTTTATTTAGCTTGACCTTTTTTCAATTTGGTGTTATAGTACCTAAAGATACAACAAATGACTCAGTAGCTCAGTTGGATAGAGCAACTGCCTTCTAAGCAGTCGGTCATAGGTTCAAGTCCTATCTGAGTCGTTGTCCTTTTCTATTTCTTATGGGCAAATATGATTTTGGTGGGCAACCACCAATAGCAGTCAACATCCTCAGACTCATTAGTGAGTTAGAAGGTTCTTCCCAAATGCTTAAATATATGGGATTTGAAGAAGATATGAATGTGATCAATGAAATGAAGAAGAGATACTATAAACTCTACTTCAAGACCAATAAGGAAGAAAAGGCAAAAAACAATCCCCTGTAGCTCAATCAGGCAGAGCACGGAACTGTTAATTCTGGGGTTACTGGTTCGATTCCAGTCGGGGGAGTTGACAAGAACTCAATCTTGTCTTATACTACTTCTTGTGTGGAGGAAGTGTGTCGGGAGAGCAATCTCCCACTCTGCGGAATTAGTTTAGAGGCAAAACTAAAGGTTTCCAACCTTTCGTCACCAGTTCGATTCTGGTATTCCGCTTTCGGATTCCCGTAATCCGAACATAGTATAAATACTTAACCTTTTGTCTTTCAGATAATTAAAGTAACAAAGGGTATTCATAACACGGGACAGTCGAGTCCCTATTCATCTGCGGGTATCCATTCCGCAAGTAACTAAAGGTAACAAAAATGTTTAAATCTGTATTCGCAGCTTCCGCTGCTCTGTTCGCTTCTGCTGGCGCTGCCCTTGCAGGTCCCTACGTCAACGTAGAAACCAATGCTGGTTGGGTTGGCGATGACTACACTGCTGCCACGACAGACCTTCACGTTGGATTTGAAGGAGAAGTAGGTGCTGCTTCTTACTACGTCCAGGCTGGTCCTGCAATCGTCGCTGTTGACGGCGAAGAGACTGACACCCAGTTCTCTGGTAAGGCAGGAGTTGGCGTCCCCGTTTCCGATGCCATCGGAGTGTATGGTGAGCTTTCCTTCCTGACCGCAGACGATGCTGATGACCTCGGCGTTGGTGGTAAGTTGGGATTGAAGTACAACTTCTGATTGTTCATATAGACAAGTAAACATCTAGATGTTATACTGGGGGTGCGACGGCATCCCCATTTTTTTGTGAAAAAATACCTTATAAACTTCATAACAAATCCAGGAACACTAACCTCCCTTCTGTTGTTTGGAATGATAGCACTGATAGGGGCACTGCATAACCATGCTCACTATGAAATGACTATGGATGCAGATAGTTACGTGAGGCAGTGGTGTAGATCATCAGCAGAAAACAAAAAGACCTGCATCCGTTATGGCGGAGACATGGAGTATTGACAAAACTTTATGTTTCCTATATAATATGTAAAGAAACATTACGGAGTGTATCGTGACTGTAACAACCAATGATCGTGGACAACAGAATCTGTTCGCTAAAGAACCCCAAATGTATGTCTCACAGACCGACGCAGAGCGTTATGGTTATGAGTCATATGCAGAAAAGGCAGAGAAATTGAATGGACGCACTGCTATGCTTGGATTTGTTGCTGCTGTCATCTCTTATGCTACTTCCGGTAGTGTATTTTTCTTTGGTGTCTTCGGATTCTGATGACTGAAGTTATTTTCACCGTCACGACAGTTGCTTTTTTCTGTCTGCTCGGTTATACTGTGGAACAACTTTCAGAAACCTACTGATGGAAAACTCTCTACTTGAAATTCTGACTTATTATGTAATTGGAGGAGCACTGCTTGTCGGTGCGCCAGCAGTATTCTTTTTCGTAGTCTTCATGTCAGCTCTTCAAAATACGAAGGGTCGCATGGTAGGATACAAAGACCACAAACAGTATGGTGATATTTCATCTTATGAGAATGCACCAGTAGACCAAAGCAAATTTTATTTTACACTAGGAGAAAACACATGAACGAAAACGCAGAACGCATCAATGGTTGGGCAGCAATGATCGGAGTCATTGCAGCAATGGGTAGTTATGCAGCAACAGGTCAAATCATTCCAGGAGTATGGTAATGGGATTTGTAGTAGCAGCACTGCTGTTTCTTATTCCAATTGGTGCAGCAGTTAGAAAATCATGAGTATAGAATGGGCACAGACAACTATTTTTTTTCTGGCACCCCTATTCTTTATGCTTCTCTTCATAGAAACTAATGAAGATGATGATGGACCACCAGATGGTGGAATGATGACGCCAGTATATGCACCAAACCCTGTGTAGTAACCAACACATTTAATTGACAGATAATAATCTTACTGCTTAAATAAAGGCAGTAGGATTATTTTTATGCCTCGCAATTCAATAACAAAAGAACAATTAAAATGTGATGTTCTTAAATTAAAAAATCAATTGAAAGATGAGTTTTGTTCTGAATCTAAAAAAGAAATTGCAGACATGTATTTAAATTTAGTTCTTGACAAAATTAATGAGTATAGATTATAATATTGTCATGGGGGCGATTAGCGCAGCGGTAGCGCAGTTGCTTTACACGCAATTGGTCGGCGGTTCGAATCCGTCATCGCCCATATAAATAAATGAAATACTGAAGAAGTAAGATTTCATTATAAACCAATGATTAAAATTAGGTGTCTCTCCTGCAACACGGAGTTAGTAAGCACTAGTAAAGTGCAATTTTGTGGATGTCCAAATCAAATGAGTATTGTAGATAATAAAATTGGTGCCAAAGATTTGGATAAAGTTGTAATGGTATCTAATAATATAGAAAGAAAAATTGATAGTCATTTTTCTAGAGATGAACTTTGCTATCAAGAAGAAAGGCGCAAACGTAAAATTCGTAAATTAGATTTTGAAATAAGATAAATAATAATACTTAAATCCACAACTTACCGTGTAGCTTTTGGTGAGGAGGTTTAAGAGAAGCATTTTAAAATCAAAATGACAGATAGATCTATTGGGTCTGAACTAAATGAGGTTCGCAAAAAACTCAATGATATAGAAAAGAAACAAGAGTTTCTTGAGAAAGTTATTCAACTAGAAAGAGAGAGGCAACAAAGAAGAGGTGAAATACCTTCATAAAATATAGTCGTTGCCGAAAAGTAAATAACATGCTATACTCAACAAGTTGAGAAATCAACTGCGGTAATCCCCTTGGCAGTTTAGGATTAGCGGCGATAGGAACTGCTAAGTGCCAGAATTAAAACTGGCACTCTTGACTACATAATTACTATACCGTATAATACACAGGTAAACAAACAGGACAATGGTACTGACTGAAAAATTCAAGAAAGACATTCAAACTCTTTGGGGAGCAGTGAATGGCGATTTTTATCTTGATGTAAAGAATCCAAAACTTTTCAAAAAAGTTCGTCGTTTTTATGAATCTCAGGGAGTCATCTTTTCTGATGATGCTCTTGATAATTATGAAATTTTGATTGATTGTATTATTCAGGATCTAGAAACTAGTGAGGTTTCACGATGAACGTTGTGCAGAAACCAACCGTTCTTCTTGAGCGGTCTCCTTATCGTTATATCCAAGTTGGCACTTTGGAAATCAATGGTAAACCAGATTATCGCATTCAAAAATCAGATTCATATACCGGTCGTTATCGTGATATGTATCTTTGTGATAATGAAATGCAATTGATGACTGCTATGGAAGATTTTGAATATACCAAATGGTTAGATCCAGATGGTGTTCCTTGTTATGTTAGAGACTCTGTGTCGTTTGAAAACTAAGTCAACCCCCTGAGAGTTTCTTGCTTCTCTCAAGAGCAAGTGGCGTGCATGTAAAGACCTTCAGGGAGAGTTGCATAAACTCTCCCTTTTTGGTATAATCTAAATATACGGACTAACAATATTTAAATATGAAAAGAGCATTGATTACTGGTGGTGCAGGGTTTATCGCACACCATTTGATTTCCCAAATTTTAAAAAATACTGACTGGGAAATTGTGACTCTTGATCGTCTTGATTTTAGTGGCAATCTGAATCGTCTTCAGGATGTTCTCCAGGAGTTTTCTCCAGAAGATCGCTCTCGTGTGAGAGTTGTATTTCATGATTTGAAAGCAGCAGTCAATCCACTTATTGCTGCCGATATTGGTAGAGTGGATTATATTCTACATCTTGCTGCTGGTTCTCACGTCGATCGTAGTATTGATTATCCCATGGAATTTGTCATGGATAATGTTGTGGGAACTTGCAATATCCTTGACTATGCTCGCGGCCTTGACCACATTGAGAGGTTTGTATACTTCAGTACTGATGAAGTATTTGGTCCTGCTCCTAATGGAATCAACTATGGTGAGTATGATAGGTACAATTCTACCAACCCATATAGTGCAGCTAAGGCAGGTGGAGAGGAACTGGCAGTAGCATTTGAGAATACTTACGGACTTCCTGTATACATTACTCACACGATGAATGTATTTGGTCAGCGTCAGCATCCAGAAAAGTTCATTCCGATGTGTATCAAGCGTGTTCGTGATGGTGAAGCAATCACCATTCATAGTGATGAGACCAAAACAATCCCTGGTTCTCGTCATTACATTCATGCAGAAGATGTTTCTGATGCTCTGCTGTTCCTTCTGGCACAAGACAGTGTGGTTGAAACTGGAAACTATGGTGGTGCCAAGTGTCCTAAATTCAACATTGTTGGTGCTGAGGAACTAAACAACCTGCAACTGGCACAGATCATTGCAGATGTTCAGGGTAAAGAATTGAAGTATGATATGGTTGATTTCCATTCCACACGTCCGGGACATGATCTTCGATATGCACTTTCGGGAGAAAAAATGCGTAAGATGGGATGGGAACCAGAAAACATTCGTGATCGTATTCGTGAAGTTGTTGAGTGGACACTTGCCAATGAGCGTTGGATCAAACTATAATAGATAAAGGAGGTTTATTACTAACATGTCTGAATATACAAAGACGGCACTAGTTCTTGGTGCTGGTGGTTTTATCGGAAGTCACATGGTTAAGCGACTTCGTTCCGAAGGATATTGGGTTCGCGGTGTTGATTTAAAGCTTCCCGAGTTCTCTGACACGGAAGCAAATGAATTCATTCAAGGTGACTTGCGTGATGTAACTTTTGTGCGTCGTGTCATCCAGTTCAAAGGTGAACAGGGTAATTTTTATAACTCTGTTCCTTATCGTGCTATCCGTCCTTTTGATGAGATCTATCAGTTTGCTGCTGATATGGGTGGGGCAGGATTTGTATTCACTGGTGAGAACGATGCAGACATCATGCACAATTCTGTGTCTATCAATCTGAATGTTCTTGAGGAAGTTCGTAAACTTAATGAAACCTTTGATGGTGAAGAGAATGGAACTGCATGTGTTCGTCCTTCCTTAGAGCAACCTACTAAGATCTTCTACTCTGGTTCAGCATGTATGTATCCAGAACACAATCAACTAGACCCCGATAACCCCGACTGCCGTGAAGAATCAGCATATCCAGCAAACCCTGATTCGGAATATGGGTGGGAGAAATTATTTTCTGAGAGATTATACTTTGCTTATAATCGCAATCATGGTATTCCTGTCAGGGTGGCACGTTACCACAATATTTTTGGTCCCGAAGGAACCTGGGACGGTGGAAGAGAGAAGGCACCAGCTGCAATCTGCCGTAAAGTCGCTTACCTCCCGGAGTCAGGTGGAGCAATCGAAGTGTGGGGAGATGGCTTACAAACTCGTTCCTTCCTGTTCGTTGACGAATGCGTTGAAGCAACTAGAAGACTGATGGACAGTGACTTCATGGGTCCTGTGAATATTGGTTCTGAGGAGATGGTAACTATCAATCAACTTGTAGATACTGCTGCTAGAGTTGCAGAGAAAGAAGTTACTAAGATTCATATTGATGGACCTTTGGGAGTTCGTGGACGCAACTCTAATAATGATGTGATCCGTAAGGAACTTGGGTGGGACTATTCTCAAACTCTTGAGGAGGGTATTCGTAAGACTTATAATTGGATTCAGGAACAAATTCAAAAATGATTAAAATTTATACTTATTCTCACAATAGACCCGACCTAATCAAACCTCAATACGAAAGTCTTAAAAGACATATTAAAGATGACTTTGAATTTATCGTATTCAATAATGAACGGGCAGGATCTAATCCATTTAGTGGATACTCACCTGATAGAGTTCAGGAGATTTTTGATGTTTGTAATGAGATTGGTATAGAATGTATCAGAGTTGACCTAGACCCTCAGTATCAGTTCATTAATGGATACAAACAATTTGAAGGTGATTCATTTACTGGTGATGGAAGTCAAGTTTGTGGGTATGCATTCACATGGGGATGGCAACATTACATCTCCAAGAACGATTGCGTCTCTTTGATAATTGATTCTGATATGTTCTTCATCAAAGACATATCAATTGCAGAAATGATTGAAGGATACAACCTGTCTATCATTCCATCCTATAGATATAGTAGAAAATATAGTGATGGTGATCCCGGAGAGATTGCTTTGAAGTATCCTTGGAACGGTATTGTCATTGCTGACATTCCCAATCTTCCTAATCCTTCTGAACTTAAATGGGATCTTGGAATATTCAACGGACAATCATGTGATGTTGGTGGAGGAGGACATAAGTATCTTTCTGATTATGAGAATGAATTGAAAATTAAATACATGGATCAGGTAAGCGTTCAAAGGGATGCTGAATCTGGGGATAAGCATAGTCCCCCTCCTGGATATATTGAAATGGGATTTAATGGATGCTCTCCAATGCATGTCAATCTTGTAGAGAAAGAGTTTCACATTCTTGATTACCAACATTCCGATACTCAAACTTTTCCTCATCAAAAGGAAAGAGAGAACTACTGGCAGTATGTT